ATGCAAAAAATAAAGAAAACCGGAATGGTAACAGTGCGACTAACTGAAATGCAGATGCAATACCTGCAATCGTTAGTTGATGGTGGTCAAGCACCGAAAGGATTACCAGCGGCAATTCAATATGTAATCAATCAAACGATTATTACCAAAAAGTAAAATTAAGTACTGCCAGTACTTTGAACAGAAATGGCAGTACTTAACTATGCGTCTGAATAGATTTTCAGACAGTAGTAAACCTACCCGAATCAAATGCTTTGCTGTACGGGTCAGCGAAAAATACCAAAGGATTGGTATATAAATGGAACTAAATTCTAAAAAACTTGTATGTGGTGTAGGCGACAATGATGTGCCGGGTTTCTCAAAAACACGTGAAGGTAAGAACTGGTATAGCGTCGTTACCAGAGCGTATTCTGAAGTGTTCAAATCGCGACAACCAACATATGAGAACGTAACAGTACACCCCGATTGGTTTACTAGTTCGAATTTCAAAAACTCAAAAATTCACGATCACTATGTGCCGGGTTATTGCTTGGACAAGGATATTCTAATTCCTGGCAATAAACAGTATTCAGAAGCCGCTTGTAGGTATGTACCGCACTACGTGAATAACGTGCTGATTGATCGTGGTAATGATCGCGGATTACTGCCGCTTGGGGTTAGTACGCATGGCAAAGGCTTTAGAGCCAATTGCAGGCAACTCCAGCAGGATGGTAAATCGAAGAAGGTCTATCTCGGAACATTCAGTACACCTGAACTGGCACACCGTGAATGGCAGCGGGGGAAGATAAAAGCGATAGAAATTGTAATTGAAAAATACAAAACTGAACCAATGCCGTTACGTGAAATCATCGCAGCACTGAAATTACGTATTCGGAAACTGAAAAATGATATTCGTGGAAAACGCATAACAGTAAAGCTGTAAAAAAATAACGGAGAGCCGTACAGGAATACGGTTCCCCGTTAAATACTATGCAGTACTGAATTGATGGTTCAGTACTGCCAACACTAACTTACAAGGATTGTAAAATGCTAAACTATATTCAAGGCGATTGCGGATCGTCTAAAACTCATAAAATTCTAGAAATGATGAAACGCTCTGATTACCAGTATTTATTGGTACATTCAGAAATACAATTGATGAAACAGTCTGCTAATGCACTAGGGGATATATGTACAGTTATCTCATCAGAAGAAAAGGATAGCAGCGTTGAAAAAAAATTAATTACATTTCTCAAAAAACCGACCCACAGAGTACTAATCATCAGTGAGCGGGCTTTTTTGAGTGTTTCAGATCTATCATTGTTCAATGATCGAAAAATCATACTGGATGATGTGGTTAGTTTTCATTGCTATAAGGTTCTCAATACGGAGAAGAAACACGAAGTACATAAACAGCTTTTCACTAATTTCACTGATCTCGATAAGCAGTACTGTACCGCTAAACGAGTAACGTCGTTCACAGATGATCTACTTGCAGAGTTAGGTCAAAGTTTTCGGTTTCTTGACCTGTACGATCACGTTCTGATGAATAGCGATTTTTTCAGTACTAAGGTTCAGGACGGGCATGAAGTGTACAGGGATGATAAAAACCAGTTGTCGATCATGGCATGGGTAGATATACAGAAATACGTAGATGCTGGCCTGGATATGACATTCATAGCGAACAATTTCACAGAGTCCTTAGTGTACCGCTCTAACCCAGGTCTGTTTACAGAAGTCGCATTGTCATTACGGCAACGTGCAGTACCAGTGAGTGAACGCCTGAAGGTGTACTATTTCCTCGATAAGAAACGTTTTACCGGTACTTTCAGGTCTGACAACCCTAATGCATTGCCTACCATTGCACAGTACATAGAGCAGAACGTAACGGGTCAGTACTACTATACGTCGAACAGTTCAACCAAAGGCGACATGAGTAATATCCTCACTTCAGGCCAGTACATTTCACCTAATAGCCGTGGTATGAACTCGTACCAGAGCTACACAACGGCAGTTTGGCTTGCCAGCATGAAACCCAGTCCTGTAGAGGCTGTTATGTGTCGTGAGCAGTTCGGCATTACAGGCCAGGATCTGGTACAGGCTAGGGAGTTTGAGACCCTGTATCAGTTCATCAACCGCTCTAATCTGCGTGATTATGATTCTCAGAGTGAAATCGTGGTTTACGTTGTAGACAGAGAACAGGCTGAATCATTGGGTACTGCTAACATCCATCATATCGATCTGGGGCTAGAAGATGGCAGTACTGAAACCATGAAACCAGGTCGTCCGGCTGTATTCAGTGCAGAGGATAAGGTGATTAGGAAAAAATTCAGTACATTCATGTCTAACAGTAAGGGCAATGTCAGTACTGAACAGTTCAGCAAATGGTGTACCAAAAAAAATCTGTCAGAATCGCAGGTAGAGATGCTGCGAGGGATGATGAAGTAGAACGAAGGCCGCATTTTAGCGGCCTTTTTTATTGGTTGGTCGTAATGTGGAATTCACTAACATGGGTTAAATGGGTTAAATGGGTTAAATGGGATAGTGGGGTAGTTTAGTAGTATGTGGGCGAGTTGAACACGAGCAGACAACCGAACGAAGCGAAGCGAAGTAGAGGGCGTAGTACTCAAGAGACGTAGTGAGCGGAGCGAACGAAAGTTGTCAGATGAACCATTAATTCTCAGCAAAAGAACTACCGAAAAAACTCAATAAAAAGGACTTGTTCACAGGAAAACGGAGCGAAGCGAAGTTTTTCGAAGAACAGGCCGAACGAAGCGGAGCGGAGTTTGTGCCTCATTTCATTGTGTTATTAAAATGAAATAAACCAATAGCTCGCGTTGCTCACAATTGGTTTGCACATAAATTGGCGGGTTTTATCCCCGTCTGGCGACGGCTCTAAAACTCCTCCAATTTCTGTTTTCTCAGAAATAGATCCAAATATATATGGAAAAAAATACCTTAAACCTTTATAGGTAAATAATTCCACATTATTAACAACCCATGTTAGTGAATTCCACATACGTCTAGACGGCTAAATGAAGTGATAAACAGTACAGGTTATGAGATATTTAAAGTACTTCATAAAATACGACATCAATAATACAGTACTTAGAACTTTAAATAGAGACTCATTTATTAGTACTGCGATTTTTGTATTAAAAAATAATTGACAATGACATTTCTAATCCATATTATCCATCCCGCACAATGAGTGGATTACCCTCATACATATAAATCCTATGAGGAAGAACTAAATGAAAGCCGTGAAAAAAACATATTCCGTACAAATCGGTGAAGAAAAAATTCTGGAAAATTGCCATAAACTGGTGATCGATTTAGAAACAAACAACAGAACCTATTTCACTGAGGGATGGGCAGAAGTTGATGGTATTAGTTCTCAGACTGATTTCCCTCAGACGGATTCAAATGTCATCGATAATATTGAACGGTTAGTGAACAATGATTTACGTGTACACTCTATCTGTTTTGAATTTGATGACGGTTCACATGTAACGCATTTTCGCAGTCATATCTGGGGAATTGATCGTGTACTGGTTTATACCAAGCAACACGGTGAATACTCGTTGCCCTTCCATAAAAAAGAAGTGCCAAACCCAGACAGTGAAATCTATGAGAATGAATTAGTCTGGTCGTTGTGCTGGAATGAATTCCCATCGCAATGGATCAACGAGCATGGGGTACTTGAACAAATCTAACCACAGCCAAACTGTAGCGGTTCTGGAATACCGAACCACTTAAACACTCCAAACGGTATCCATAACATGATTAATAAAAATCAGCTTAAAAAACGTGGCTGGTCGCCCGCATTAATCCTAAAATTTTTACCTGAAAATAATGATTATTACTCAATTACTACTGTTGAAAATATTGAACAAACAGAAGCATTTAAAGCCGAGATGCAAAAAACAGTATTAAGAAGAACAACAGCAAAAAAATCATTAATGTTGAGCAGAGAATTGTTAGACATAATGCGTAAGAATAATTTTGGAATGTAGGTTTAAGTAATAAAGCGGGACAGTACTGCAAGTTTCTTGCTATGATGTAACCCCTGCCAGTACTGAACAATTCTGGGGTTTGTTATAGGGTTCAGTACTGGCAGGGCATCTACCAGTACTGAGTACTGCTAAAATGTATTGGGGATATTAACGTAGTTTCCAATTTTTAATAATATACTCAGCAGTTAGCAATTTCAGGGCTATTTTATCTGATGATCTATTATCGCTGAAGGATGAAACGAACGCACTAATTTCATTCAAATTAATGCTGCATGTTGAATAATTAGCATCCATATGTTTAGCCCCGTTCATGACATCTATTTTGTCAAAGAATGGTTTTGCGTCATTTGAAATGGTATGACCATATTTTTTTTCGAATGTAACTGCGTTTGGATTCTGATACATGTTTACAGCGTGATCAAAATTTGCCCCAAGATATAAATTTGTTGCAACAGCAGAAGCATCGAAGCTGCTAAAAATTTTAGAATCAAGGAAATTTATAATCTTCTGTAAGTTCGGATTTGCTGGCGGTATTTCTACACCACTATTCCATAAATCTCTAATTAATTCACTAGTAGCAACTTTTTGTGAAGTGAAACTCAGGTTGTTTTGTTCTAGGATAGAAACGAATTTAATTAGTACCATTCGGTGGAAGTCTTGGTTTGGTAATACTTCATCAAGATAACTTTCAGAAACTCCATATTTTATGCAAAGTGCTCGTACAACATCGAAGAACTCTCCTAATTTATCTCTGTCGTAAATCCAGGCAGGGCGAGGAACTTCCTGATTTTCGGTTAATCCTCTTCTTGCTCGAGCAACAACTGCATGATACCTGCGTGCTTTAGCTTTGCTGTAGCCTTTAATCAGCATATAACCCAGCCATAAAATAAAAATTAGCCCAACAAATTCCATATATTATCCTGATATATAATGCCTAATTATTGATTTGGATTTGAATAATTTGAGTGTTAAGTACTGCAACTTCTCTGACAAAACATTATGTCATTATGATTTGAGCCAATGGAATCGAAATTTATAACCCTACTAAAAATAGTGGGTAAGAACAGTACTAAACGATCTATTGCATGTTGTATACGCTGCTCTGCATCAAGCCATTCTTCCGAAAACCCACCCCAGCCGATACCAGAATACCGTTCTGTAGCAAAAAACTTGAGTAATCGATATGCCTTAACTACCAAAAGTGGTAGGGGAAGTGTCTTAAATATTGATCGTTATTTCCTATTGGTTAGATTTGTATGATCGTTTTGACCGATCGATAAAGTTATGAACTTTTTTGCAACGGATAGCCTACCCTTGGGTGCTGGAGAAATTTAAATGATTAGAATCATGCCATTATGTTTATTTTTGGTGTCATCTATTGTGTTTGCCGCTGATGACATAGCCCTTACAAAAGATGCAGAGAAGGTGCAGCGAGAAATCACACTATCCGGCTATCAATGCGACCAAGTTGACAAAATCGAGACAGAAACGAGTTGGTTCTCAAACGAGAAAACGTCAAACGTCACATGCGATAAGGCGTATCATTTTAAAATTCGATATAAGAGCAATGTTCGGGTTAGCGTTGACGTGGACTCGATGTAAAAGCACTGCCGCTTAGAACTCAATCATGCCAGTACTGAACCCTAATCTGTCATCTTCATTTAGTACTGGCAAAGAATCGTAGCTTGCATGGGAATCAGAAAATTCTTAATATATCAGCCGCTTATTCTTATCCAGTAAATAATTAAGGAAAAAAAATTAATGTTTAAGCCGGTAAAGTTGTTGGCGGTTTTTGCAGTGGCGGTAGGGCTATCAGGATGTGCAGTGAGTTTACCGTTTAATAATCGCCTGTCGTATCCCTCAGTTTCAGAAATGAAATCAGTTCATATCCAGGGTGAAAAGCCGAAACTCTCTATCGTATGGAATCCTGCTGATTTCCCACAACGTATTGATATCCAGGGTGCAGATGGTTTTGTCGGTGGTGGTTCTCGTACACGTGTACCAACTGGGGTCGCACTTTCGTCACGTATAGAGGAGGCTGTATCCACATTTGCTGATGTTAATCCTGCTGGACAGAAACTAACCATCACAGTAATCGAAGCCCGTTCCGGTTTCGAATATTCAGCCGGGATGTTCAACATCACGCCAGCAATCGACGTTGGTACTGTATCGTTTAATGCGACGTTCAATTTGAACGGTCAAACCTGGTCTCAACAGTTCACGTCACATAAAAAAGATCCTGTTATCGGCGGTACAAGCCAGACAGGTACACTCGAAAGTGCCTGGGATGACATAGCAGTTCAGGTTGCAAAAAATATTGCTCAACACATTAACAAATAAAGCAATGTTTTAATCATGGGGTAAATACTCAAACACACATGAGTAATTACCCTATGAGAACATCAATCCATCTTCCGCTATATGGCAGTACTGAACTGTATTTTGAAATGGTTCAGGAACTACTAGCCGTCATCGATACAGAGCCACTGATCAAGCTAGATATGAAGTACGACGAATATAGCGAAATACTACATATCTACTTTAGCCATCCCGAACCTGAACAACAGAATATGATGCAGGGTTTAGTACTGCTTTATTGCCCCGATTATCGCTGGCACTGCTGAACAGTACTGAACCGTGATATTCAATCAGAAGGGCAGTTCACCCTGGTCGCAGAACCAATCCTCCTCGTCATGCATCTGATGCATACGGTGTACAGAGTTCAGATAGCTCAAACCATCCAGTACTCTATCAAGCGGTTCAGGGTATAGCAGAACGAAACAATCATGTTGAATCTGGCCTAGCCAGTACTGACAGTACTGATTCTGGAAGAACACACGATCACCTATCCTGTACTCATCTAACGATGATCCCCAGTAGCACACCGTACCCCACTGACCCAGATGCACGAACCGCTGAATACCACTGGTGATCGATGGATCGAACCCGTCTTTGTTTCCCATCATATACCTCCCCTATTGATACTGTATGTTTGTACAGTATTGCAGACAGGAAGGATTAGTTCCAGACTGGCCGGAGTTAAAACAATAACACCGGGAAGTGTATGAGAATTGTACAGAAAATTGCAGACGATACCCTCGCATTTGAATCATTGTCTGCTGATGAAAGTATCGAACTAACACACAAAGCATTAGAACTCATTTTAAATTTTGAAAAAGGAATTGAAGGAATAACCGCTCTAGAATTGGGCAGGGCATGTTGCCTATTATTGACTGTCGCTCAAGACTTTATGAATGTTCAGTACTGGCAAACGGTCGAGGAACTATATTCTGGTGTTAACCATACGTTCTACAAAGAAGAAATCATTGCAATCCGTGATTACTATTTGGAGTACCTCTCAGAACAGCCCGTATCACTCAAGGTACAACGCTAGAAATATCCACGCACGGACGCGTTTCATTCAGTACAGAAGCATACAGAGCGATACAGAAGCATTGAAAGGTACTCCCGGAGGGGGCAAGCCTCGCGTAGTTTCGGCAGGCCGATCTTTTATATGTATATACGTTTTTTTGATCAGCCCGCACCGCAGATTAAATCACGGCAAATCCAATCTTGTTATCAGTACATGAACATTCTATTTCATCACCACAGTTGCAAAGTTTAACTACTTTACTGTAGCCGTAGTACCAATCATTAACGAACTCATTCATTTTCTTCATGTTATGAGGTTCGCAATTAAGATGAAAACCTACACACCAAAATGATCTTTGTTCTAAGAGACATTTTCTAAGAGCATTGATTTTTTTTACGTCTTTATTAAATCCATTAATTAATGTTTGCGGGCTTCTTGAGCATTTTAATTCAAGGAAAATATATGAATTAACACGTGTACGCTTTTTTCTGAAAGCCAAGTCAATGAACATTTTATATTTGTCCCGAAGTACCCGCCTATCTGGAAACGCCGGTATTTCTCGCTCTACAAAGATATTAGGTAGTTGAGTTATAAAATACTCAAGTTCAACCTGTAACCATTTCTCCCAATCATTTCTTTTTCTCGTAAGAATCATTCTTAATCTTGCTCTTACTCCCTCATCTTTTAAAAATTCATCCATAATAGTTTTGACAGTATTTGAATCAGCTTTATCAGTCATTTTCACTCCCTCTATTTTAATAATACATTATCGGCAAAATCTATAAATACTTTAATGAATAATGGAGTTTGCAAAATATGATTAGTCTAAGAGCGATAGCTAAACAATACGGATACGATGAAAGTACTGTACGACAATGGAAAGCAAAGGGGATGCCCTTAACAAATGAAGATGAAACAAGACAATGGATCATTGACCAAGTTCTGGTTCCATTACGCCAAACAAGTATACGTGAACAAATAGAATTAGAGCGTTTGCGTAAAATGCGTGCAGAAGCTGATTTAGTAGAAGCCGAAGTACAATTAAGTATTGAGCAAATGATCCCCGTCGATGAAGTACAAAAAGAATTAACCGCATTCTTTAAAACATTCAGAGATTATTTCCGCACATTACCTAACAAAATTCATCATGAAGTATTTGAACAGGATTCAGCACTTAAAGTAAAACGGTTGCTACAGAAACGGATTGATGAATTACTAACTGAAATCGGAGATATGAAGTACGAAGTGACAGACGAACCAGGCAAGGATGCCGAAGATGAAAACAAGCAAGATAATGAAAGTACTTAAACGTACTATCAAAATATTAAAACCACCTCAGAAATATAAGCCCTCAGAATGGGCAGAGAAACATTTAGTACTACCGGATGGAGCATCAGCCGGACAGAAGTTAAAGCTATATTCATTTCAGAAAGAAATGTTAGATATTGTCGATGATGATCGATATCGAAAGATTATCTATAAAACATCAGCCCAAATTGCAAAAACTACATTACTTAATAGTGCAGTTTTTTATTGGATGGCAACTGATAGTTCCAACATTGGTATAGCCCAAAGTTCATTAGCAGAATTGAAGCAATGGAAGTCAGCGAAGATTGATAAAACAATTGAGCAGGTGCCAGTACTATCAGAGTTAGTTACAGATAAGAACAACAAGACTAAGGCGAACAACCAACAGCAGACCGAATTAAAAGATGGTAGTTTCCTGTATTTCATGACTCTTGGCAGTGCAAAAGCATTACGTGGTAAAACACTCAAACGAATAATACTTGATGAAGTATCTGCAATAGACCAGAACTCACCAGAAGGGAACCCGATCCGCCTTGCTGAACAGCGGGCAACTGATTTTGGACAGGAAGCAAAAATACTCATAAGTTCAACTCCAACTTTTTCAGGCGATGCAATCGACGTTGAATACCAGAATAGCGATCAACGTGAGTTCTTTGTTAAATGTATTCACTGCCAGCATGAACACACGTTAAAATGGGAAAACGTCAAGTTCGAATGGAAGAAGAACGGCAAGCGTGATATTCCAGATGCCAGTACTGCAAAATTAAACTGCCCAGAATGCCAGGAAGAAATAACAGAATCACAGCGTATTAAGATGGTCAGTACCGGACGTTGGATAGCACTGAACCCATCTGTAACTGATACAGCAGGTTTCTATATTAACCGTCTGTATTCACCGAACAGTACTATTCAGGCTATTGCAAAAGAATTTGAACTGGCATGGTTCGAATATAACTACCAGTCCTTTTACAATACAGTACTCGGACTTCATTACTCAGACCTTCAAGAAGAAATTGACGATTTAGCATTAGAGAATTTACGTGATGATTCATTCGACCTGTCACATATCCCAGATTCAGTACTGGGAATTGTCGTAGGCTGTGACCAGCAATTAGACCGACTTGAAGCAACTGTATTAGGTTTTAACGAAACAGAACTATTTGTACTGGGTCATCGTTTTTTCTATAGCCCTAACTGTGAAATCAAAGGGGCAAAGGCTTATACAGACCTTGCTGCATTCTGTAATCAACGTTTCAAAACAGTATCCGGGCGTGAAGTACCAGTACTTAAAGTTGCTGTTGACGGGGGTAACGGGAGGGCAGTAGCCACCGTAAATAGTTTCTGTCAGCAGTATAAGAAGTTCGAAATGATCAAGGGCAGCTCGAATACCAAAGGTGACTTGTTCAAACGCAGCACCTCAGAAGGCCGTCAGTTCTACATGCTGAACGTACACGAGGGTAAAAACTGGGTACGCAGTCTGTTAAACAATGCAGTAACAGGTAAAACAGATGCACCACTTACGCTACGGTTTGCACACGATTTGCCTGATGACTATTTCGAACAGGTCACAGCAGAGAACCTGGAACGTTCAGGTAGTGGTGTTCGATGGAAGCAGATTACAGGCCGTCGTAATGAGGCACTTGATACGCTGGTCTACAGCCTATGCATGATGAAACTGGCATTGAGTAAATTAGGTGGATTGCCATTCAAGAAATTACGAGAGTACAGAAGTAGTAAACGAACCGATGAACAAACTTCCAGTACTGAATCTACCAAACCCGTCAAGCCTACCGAACCAAATAATAAATACACTAAACCAAAAGCCAAAAGTATTGGTAAATCATGGTTCGGCTAAGGATAAATAAACATGAAAGACAAAATCTATATCGGTGAAGTACTTCACGAAGTACTACAGCCTAATACAACATTAAAAATCGGAAACAGTACTGATACGTTATTCAAACACAACACAGAGAACGATACTGAAACGGTAACCCTCACCATCGACTCCACAGATTGGAAACCGGGTTATTACTCAGTCGTATATAACAATAATGGTGAATTAACTATCAGTACTGTAACCGTCCTCGACCCGATGGCACAGACAGACCGATTAACAGAACTGCAATCACAGCTTGATGACATTAATAAAGTCATTACAGCACGTATTAACGGCGATACCAGTACTCTGACTATCAACAATAAAACACTGGTACATGAAGACCTGAATGCATTGATCAGTCTGAAAAACAGTATCACTAAACAGGTCAACGACCTGAAACGCAAACTAACTACAGGCAATAAGGGCTTTTTCAAAAGTACTATTCATTGCCGCTAATAATGGAGATCACACGGAATGTGGCCTTTTAACAAACGGCAAATTGAACAACCCGCAGTACTACCAAAACCTAAAACAGTACAACCCCGCAAATATCAACCGACAAGTACTGAATTCAAATCTCAGACACGTTCATTAACTGGACTACCAACAAAGATCATTGGCTCTTACGGTACTGGTGTTCAGAACGTAAACATCAATGCAGTACTGAGACAGTCTCTGACATCGCTACGTGATGCAAGCCGTTCACTGGTACTGCAAAACCCGTATGCACGTCGATACGTATCACTGAGTTCTGGCACAGTGGCAGGGGCAGACGGTATCACCGTTCGACCTTCACCGATTGGCCTCGATGGTCAAACCGATCCAGTACTGGCAGACCGCTTAGACAAGCTGTTTTACGAGTGGGCATCAGATGCAAACCGCTTTAGTACTGATGGTTCTCTGTCATTCGACATCTTTCAACAACTGGTAGAGCGTGCAAGAGCTACCGATGGTGAATGTTTTGTTCGACTGCATACAGACGGTGATGAGCTACAGGTATCAATCATCGATGCAAGCCGTATTCCCAGTACTAAAAACGAGTTACTGAAAAACGGCTCGTACATCAGTAATGGTATTGAACGTGATCAACATGGTCGGGTACTGGCCTATCACGTAGCCGATATTAACCCGCTGAATTACACCATCCAGACGAACAGTACTCAACGTGTACCAGCCAGTGAGATTCTGCATTACTTCATCCCAGAATTCCCAGGACAGGAACGAGGTTTCCCGGACTGTATTGCGGTAATGAAAACCCTGGAAGATTTCAATAGCTATAACGAAGCGGCAGTACTACAGAAAAAGATCGCAAGTTCAGCTATGGGGTTTATTACCAATACTGACAACAATCAGGATGAACTTCTGGACGGTGAAAACCCAGAACGTGAATTTGTAGAGTACTTTGAACCGGGCAGTATTAAAGAACTGGCACCAGGGCAGCAGATCCAGACTCTGAACCCGCAGGCAGGTACAGACAAAATTACTGAGTTTTCAGACGCTGTTCTAACAACTATCAGTACTGGATTATCAGTACCCAAATCGATGTTAACTGGTGAAACACAAAACGCTTCATTTAGTGCTGCAAAAATGGCAGACCGTATTAGTCGTGAAGGGTTTAAAACTCGTTCTAATCTACTCATTTCGAAAGTACTCAAACCTATCTACCGTGAATTTATTAAACGAATCATGGTATCTGAACTTAAAGAACTTAGTTTCACGAACTTTGAAAACATCGCTAACAGTACTTTCATTACAGTTAAGCAAGTCTCGCTTGATCCTAATAAAGATGCTCAGTACGAGCAAGTACTATTAGAAATGGGCGTCAAAAGTAAGTCGCAAATTATTCGTGATTTAGGCATGGAGCCACAACACGTATTTGAAGAACTCAAACGAGAAGCGGAGATAAATAAAACAGAAACAATGAACAAGGACAGTTCAAATGAAATTCAAGAACCAAAAACGGGAGATGACGTTAACGACTGACGTACTCTCTGATAATAACGACCGTACAGTACTGTTAGCTTTCAGTTCTGAAAATCCAGTAGTACGTACTATTGGCGGTCAGGAATATAACGAAATCCTTCTGCATAACCCTGAGAACGTTAATCTAGAACGACTACAGAATAAGGCCGCTCTGCTTTATAACCACAACTTTGATAATCATATCGGTGTTATTGAGTCAGCCAGTATTGATGCTGACCATGTAGGCCGTGCATTAGTGCGTTTCAGTTCAGTTGGTATGGGTGCTGAAAAGTTCGAAATGGTACGTGAAAGTACTTTGTCAAAGGTCAGCGTAGGTTATTCCATTCTCGATTATCGAATTGAAGGCGAAAACCTCCTAGTTACCAAATGGGAACCTTACGAAATTAGCATGGTTTCAGTACCCGCTGATGACCTTGTAGGTGTAGGGCGTTCTCTTGAAGAAGAGCAGGAACCAGAAGTACCTGAGCCCGAAAATAAAGACGAGCAACCATCCGAACAAGAGGAACGTAAAGAGGAAACTGAAAATGAACCCGATGAAGATACTGAAAGTACTACTACTGCTACTGAGTCTGATCCCGAAATCAATCCCGAAGAGGAAACGATAAATAGTAATGACAGTACTGGAGATGGCGAGCAGCCAGAACCAGAAACTGAAAATAATGATTCAGCCGTTCAGGAACAGGTTCAGGAAGAACCAGCAGAACAGGCCGAAGAAGATCAAAAACGTATTGCCGAAATTACCGCAATCTCGCGTGCATTCAATATCCACTCTGAAATTACGAATTCAGCAATTAAATCCGGCTTAAGCATTGATGCGTTTCGCCAACAAATTAAAAATAAACCCATTATCAAGGATGATAAAATGGAATTCTCTCTAAACACTCTGATCCGTTCCATTATGGACGGTGACAAATCTCTGCCATCCGGCAAAAACGGTGCAGTAGTTGCTAACGCTGATTTTGCACAGGCTGTACGTGCTGGTGTAACTACCACTACTGCAAAAGACGTTATCAGTACTGATGTACTGTACGGTTCATTCGTAGATATTCTGCGTGCTGAATCTGTTCTTAAGAATTTCCCAGTACAGATGTTTACCGGACTGACCTCTGAAATTGCAGTCCCTAAACTGGCTGGTGATTTCACCGCAGGTTTCGGTTTTATTTCTGAAAACGGTGTATCACCAGAAGTTGATGCTAATTTCGAATCTGTAGTACTGAAGCCTAAGACCTTCACTGGTTCTGTACCACTGTCACGCAGCGTAGTTAAATCCTGCCCACAAGTAGAACAGATTGTTAGCCAGGCCATTGTTGCCGGTTCTGCTGAACGTCTGGAAGCCCTGATCCTGAAAGGCATCGTAGATGCAGTAGTAGCAGCGGGTAAAGTCGAAACTGTAGACTCCTACACTTACGCAGGCATCGTAGAAGCCCAGGGTGTACTCGGTGACGCTGGCGTATCTTTCGGTTCTATCTCCGCTGTAATGTCTCCACAGACCAAAGCTACTCTGCGTTCGACCCTTCGCGGCCAGAATACCTCAGGTGTTTACCTGTTCGATGAAGGTGATTTATGTGGTGTACCTGCCTATGACTCTAAAGTACTGGCTGGTCAGGACTTCATTATTCTCGGTGACTTCTCCAAACTGGCTATTGCACAGTGGGGTGACTCTCTGGAGCTGGATATGGACGATACCACTAACCGTAATCGCGGTTCTGTAATCGCTCGCGTGTGGGCAGATCTGGATTTCGCAGTACTGGTGCCTGAAGCCTTCCGTATCATCAAACTGGCCTAATCCGATGAGAGCATTTAATACGCAATGTATGGATGCTCTGATTAACAGTTTTGGTGAACCTTTAGTACTTGATAATGGCAGTACTATTACTGTCATTTTCGAACAGTCCGAAATAGCAATTCAAACTACCGAAGGACTGATACAAACAACAGAAAATTACTTTACATGCCGCCGTGACCAGATCACTTATGATGATTACTTTGTACTGAATAATATTCGGTATGAGGTATTCAATATCGTAGATGATCTATCCGGCCTGTGTAACGTATATTACAGAGAGGCTTGATCACATGAATATTTCAACTATTAAAAATCATGTATCAAGCCTTTTTGCATCTAACGGTTTAAAAGTACGCAAGGCCACAAAAACTAACAGTCAGTCATCCAATGATTACATTCTGATGATCAGCAATGTAACCGAACAATACGAACAACTTGAATACAGTACTAGACATTCTGTAATAATGACAATGGATGTGCTGGTTACATCGCAGAGTGAATTAAAAGCACAACAAACAATGGATTCAGTACATTCAGTATTATTCAGTACTGAATTAATTGCTGGCCTGTTAGAGAAGGGAATCAATGTCAGTTCACTAAAACTACTCTCAGTAGTCGATGATACCGACCCGGATACAGCCATAAATACCATTATGACAACGTGCCAGATTAATTACATTGCACGTGCTACAAATAATGGAGAATAACAATAATGGCAGGAATCATGCTCGGCAACCGCACATTGCTATCTTACAGTACTGACATCAATAACTACTACCCAACAGCAGTATATACAAATATTGATAACCTGGGTGCATTCCCGGAAGTCAAAATCAGTAGTTCAAATCAGACTATCGAAACATATGATCAAGAATATCTTGCAGTACTGCGAGGTGATTTGAAGATCAGCAACATCAGCATTGTTGTACATTATGACCCGTCAAACGTTGGTCATCAATTCCTGAACAGTGCATACAGTACTAACAAAGTATTCCAACTGAAATTTAGCATTTATGAAAGCCCGACTAGTTTACGTCAGCACTTCATTATTCTTAACGGGAAAATTACAGCACAGAAAGACGACGCTGATATTAACAAAGTGTACGGGCGTACATGGACATATACCCCAACGTCTATTGCCAACCAGGGCAGCATCGATGAACCAGCCCCATTACTGATCGGTAATTATGGTCTTGGTGCAGACGGTACTACTGTTCCACATTACGAAGCCGAACCAACTGGGAACGCCTTTATCAAAGTGCCAGCTATCCGTACAGATAACCCGCTGGGCGTAGATCTACTGGGTGTAGGTATGGTCGATGGTGGTGGTACTAATAAAGCACAGATCGTACTGTCAGAAACTGCAACCCCTCGTATGTACATCAAAAACACTGACAGTACTGGATGGGATCAGGTTTACAGTACTGCCAATAAGCCGAACCTGGCCGCAGGTGCAACACAGGGCGTTTCAGGAATCCTGCCTGTATCAAATGGTGGTACTGGTGCAACCGTTGCCGCTACAGCGTTGAGCAACCTTAACGGCCTACCAAAGACAGGCGGTACTTTAACAGGTGGTCTGTCAGGAACAACGTTATCACTATCCAGTACCTTATCTGTTACTGGCGTAGCGACAGTAAACAACACTATTAACCAGGACGGTGTTGCGGCAGCAACTTATGGTTATACATCACTATCCGCAGCCGCAGCAGGTACTAAATCTTATTTGCGTAAAATGCGTGGCGGTAATGGGGATACAATCTTCCATGAAACCGTACAGGCAGGGAACTACCGATTAGCAACAGGTGCCAGTACTGATAGTTCTGATGCACTGACATTATCCAGTACTGGCAACCTGACGATTACTGGTGGTCTTAACGCTTCATCTGCAACACTCAGTACTGCATTACCAATCAGTTCAGGTGGCACTGGGGCAATTACGAATACACAGGCACTGCAAAACCTTAATGGTGTTCCACAAACAACTACTGTCAACGGGAAGCCACTTTCATCAAACGTAGTACTTTCAAATACTGACATTTCCGGTAGTGCTAAATCAGGTGCTAACTCAGATATTACAAGTATCACTGGCTTAACCACTGCACTTAGTGTTGCACAGGGCGGTACTGGGGCATCCGTTCCAGCAATAGCACTCAGTAACCTCGGGGGTGTTGCTAAAACCGTAACAGTGAACTCTAAGCCTTTAAGTACCAACATTGTTCTGAACGCAGCAGACGTATCGGCAGTACCAACGTCAAGAACGATCAACGGGCAAGTACTCAGTGATGATCTAGTACTGGGTGCCCTGGATGTATCAGCAATGCCGTACTACGGAACCATCGTG